GCCGTGCAGGCCCGCCTTGGCGATCCAGGCGGCGTCCTGGCGGCCGTGCCAGCGCGCGGCGAACAGCACGAGCGCGGTGCGGCAGCCGGTGAGCAGGTCGACCGGGAACCCGGCGGGGCCGCCGGCCGCGCGGACCGCGTCGAGCGACCTGGGGGCGGTCACGGCCGCCACTCGACCTGCTCCTCCTGGAACCCGCAGCGCTCCTTCCACCAGCGCAGCCCGTCGGTGCCGGAGTCGTGCCGGTTGTAGACCACGAAGCCGCCCTGCGGGATCTCGGCCTCCAGCGCGCCGGCGAACAGGAGCCACATGACCTCGTCATGGAGCCGGTCGGCGTGCCCGAGGATCTGCGACACGAGCGCGAGCTGCCCCGATCGGATCATCACGAGGTACGCGACCGGCACGCCCGCGGCGTCGAACACGCCCCAGACGCGCGTCTGGTGCCGTGCGCACGGGTAGTCCGGCAGCGGCGAGAACTCCTGGCGCTCGAGGTAGCCGGCGCTCATCGGGCGTCCCTGCCGGTGGGAGGCGCTGGTGTTGATCGCGTGGATGGCGTCGGCGTGGTGCTCGCGGTCGAGACGGGCGAAGCGGTAGCCGCGCTGGTGGGCGCGCTGGACGCGCTTGCGGGCGGTGCCGTGGTCGGCGAGCCACTCGTCGATCGTGTCGGGCACGGTGAGGACGCTGCACCGGTCGTAGCGGCCCGACCCGAGCTGCCCCGCGAGCTGCGCGGCCTCTCCGCTGTTGCACGCGCAATGCGTCTCCAGGCTGATCGGGCGGGTGTCGGTGGTCACGGTCACGAGTCCACGTCCACGACGAGGAACGTCCAGAGGCACCCGAGGTAGGCGCCGACACCGTCGAGCGTCGGGACCGGCACCAGGCCGGAGGTGGTGAGCAGGTCGATCGAGCTCGCGAGCCCGTTGAGGGTGGGGTCGTCGAGGAGCGCGATGATCACGCTCTCGTCGCGGGTGACGTCCATCAGCGCGAGCATCTGGTCGCGGCCGGCGTCGGTGTCGGCGCTCGACACGCGCGCCCTGACCGTGAACACCTTGGCGCCGACGGGGTCGCCGAACCCGGCGGTCTCGTCCTCCGTTGGGGGCGCTCCGGGCCACATGTCGACGCACGGGGTGGTGGGGTTCAGGACGAGCCAAGGCTCCACCTGGAAGTCCCAGTCGCTGCCGGCGACGGCGTCGCGGATCTTGTCGGCCATCTCGTCGAGGAGCAGGTCGAGCGCGGCCATCAGGCGATCCCCCACTGCTGCTTCAGCGGCGCGAGCTTCTTGGCGTGCCGCTCCCACGAGTCGGTGCTCGCGAACATGCCGCCCCCGATCTCGCCGCCGAGCCCGATCAGCCCGAACGGTGATTCCTGCTGCCGCCAGTGCTCCACGGCGCGCTCGAGGTTCACCTCGTTCGCGAGGGCGAGCTGCCAGCCCGAGAGCGGGTCGGCGGTCGACGGCAGGTCGATCTCCGTGTCGATCTCGCCGGCGGCGACGCGCAGGACGCGCTCCAGCGCGCGGGTCTGGTCGTCGCTGGGGGTGCGGATCTTCAGGATCCGGGCGAGCTCGCTGACGGTCGCGTACGAGGTGGCGCCCTCCGTCGACGAGAGGTTCTGCACCGGGTCGGTCGGGGAGAGGCTGTCGCCGGTCGCGTCGAGGAAGACGATGCGATACCAGAGCCCGTCGTCGTCGGACGCGAGCTCGGTCGTGAGGTTCCTGAGCGCCGGCTCGGACGGGTCCGAGTCGACGGGGGACAGCGCGATCGTCTCGATCTCCGTCCACGGGCCGTCCTCGGTGGTGCTCTCCTCGATCCTGGCTTCGGTCCACGGGATCGAGTCGTAGCGGGGGGACGGGCGGTAGCCCTCGAACGTGATGACCTGGCTCATGTGATCGCTCCTGTCGTGGGCTGCGCGATGCGTCCGTTCCCGGCGCGCTGCACGGTGCCGGCGGCGCTGGAGGCGATCGCCCCGTTCGTGACGGTCGTGCGGCGGCCGGTCTGCGGGAACGCGATGTGTCCGGCCTCGCCGGGGACGGTGTAGGCGGGGATCGGGCTGGTGCCGCTGGCGATCGCGCCACCGGTGCTGGTCGTGACCCACGCGACGGGCCCGACTCCTGCGGCGATGGCGCCGCCGGCGGGGACGTTGTCGCTGGTCTGCGGGGCACTCTCGGTGGGCGGGGTGCCACCGGCGATCGCGCCGCCCGGGGTGAGAGCGACGCTGGCGGTGCTCGAGGTGCCCTGCGCGGTGCCGCCACCGGGGCCGAGCGTGACGCGTCCGGTGGGGGCGTTCCCTGCGCCGGTCGCTCCACCCGCGGAGCTCGTCGCGTTCGACGACGGGCCGGAGCCCGAGCCGGTCGCGCCTCCCGCGGTGACCGGGGCCGAGGGGGCGGGTGCGTTGCCGCCGCCGTTCGCCTGCCCGACGGGGGTGGTGGTGTAGGCGGTCGGGCCGACGCCGCCCGCGGTGCCGCCACCGGCCGGGACGTTCTCGTTCGTGGCGGAGGAGTCGGACGGGGCGAACCCTCCGGCGATCGCGCCGCCGGGCGTGACCTGCACGAGCGCGGGGCTCGGCCCGTTCCCTGCTCCGGTGGCGCCGCCCGTCGCGACGGCCGCCTGGGGTGCCGGAGACTGGCCCGCGCCCGTGGCGCCGCCGGTCGTCGCGGGCGCCGAGGCAGACGGGGCCGAGCCTGCGGCGATCGCCCCGCCAGCGGCGGAAGCAGCTCGAGGGGCGGGAGAGGATCCAGCTGCGACCGCGCCCCCCACTGCCGACGATGCGGCCGGGGCAGGTGAGGTTCCTTGCGCGGTGCCGCCGCCCGCGGCCGTGGTGGCTGAGGGATCGGGGTCGGTGCCCGCGCCAGCGGCTCCGCCAGCGGTGACCGCCGCTGCCGCGCGACCGCCGACACCTGCACCGTCTGCACCGCCGCGGCCCGACTGCACGGACGGTGACGGTGTCGCACCAGCGGCCGCGGCGCCACCCGAGGTCGGTGTCGCGGACGTCGTGGCGGACTGAGCCGGGCCACCGCCGATCGCGCCGCCGACCCCGACGGTCGCCCGGGGCGCCGGCGAGGAGCCGGCTGCAGGTGCACCGCCCGGGGTGACGGTCGCTCGAGGGGCGGGGGACGATCCGGCACCGTCCGCGCCGCCGCGACTCGACGCGACGGCCGGGGCCGGCGATGATCCCGCGACGACAGCGCCGCCGACCGTTGGGGTGGCGGTCGTGGTAGCGGACTGGTTCGGCCCCGCGGCGGTCGCGCCTCCTGCAGTGACGGACGCGCGGGGTGCAGGGGCCGAGCCGCCGGTCGTGTCTGCGCCGCCCCGTCCGGACGCCACGCTCGACGCGGGCGCCGTGCCAGCGCCGGTGGCTCCGCCGGCCGTGGCGGTCGCGGAGACGGACGCGGGTGCGACGCCGGCGCCGACGCCGCCACCGATCGTGACCGCGGCGCGCGGCGCAGGTGACGTGCCGCCGCCTGGAGCTCCGCCGGTGTCGGCCTGAGCGCGCGCGACGGGCGAGAAGCCGCCCGCCGTGGCCCCGCCGGGCGTGACGTTCTCGGTGACGGGTGCGTCACCTTGACTCGCGATCGCGCCATGCTGGCGGAACTGGATCGGGAAGCTGCGGCCGAACCTGCTCATCGCACCGCCGCCATGAGGGCCGCCGTCTGATCGATGACGATGTGGCGCACGCGGTCAGGGTTGAACGTCTCAGCGGCAGGCCTCACCGCGATCAGCAGCGACGAGTTCCGGGCGTTCGACAGGTCATGGCCGGACGCGGTGCCGACGTCCTCTGACGCGGCGGCGTTCTGGCGGAACGCGACCGCGATCTCCGTCTGCCCGACCGTGCTCGAGTCCGTCGTGTTGCTATCAGCCCAGTTCGAGTAGTTCGTCGGCGCCGTCGCGCCACACGCAGTCCACGAGCCGGTGCCGCTCGTCATGCCGTTCGCCTGCACGCTGATCCACAGGGTGTCCTCGACGTCCCAGCCGGACGGGTTCAGCGAGCCGGGGTCGGACGCGGCGGCGGTGCCGTTCGCGATCGTCCCGACCTCCGGCGCTGTCGACTGGTGCGCCCCCGGGATCGAGAGCAGGCACAGCGACGCGTGCCCCGTGATCGTCGCGGCCTGCGCCACGGTGAACGTGCCGGTCTCGGTGCCGTCGCTGATCTTGTAGGCGGCCCCGATCGCCATCGTCGACGAGTTGGTCGTCATCTGGTCGCAGAACTCGGTGAACGACCCGCCCCACGACGAGAACACCGACCCGCCCGGGGCGCCCTGGCCGGTCGACGACTGGTAGGCGCAGATGATCGCGATCAGCAGGTCGCCGCTGTTCTTCGTCAGCGACGAGAGGTTCGGGAACGTGCGCGGCGACGTCGTGTTCGCCTGGTTCGTGAACAGCACCCGGCTGGCCGCGACGGTTGGGATGGTCGGGAACGCCACCGGCTACCCGCCCATCCGATGCGGGAAGATGATCGACTGCGGAGTCGTGGCGGGCCCGATCCAGCCGGCGTCGGAGACAGCGAGGTCGTCCATCCACCAGGTCGTCGCCGACGTGTTCGACGTGAGCTGCCCGAACCCGACGAGATCCGCCCCCGACTCCGTCCCGGAGAGCGTGTCCAGCGAACCGTTGCCGGTGTGAGCCTTCTCCTCCACCAGCGACCCGGCGGCGTTGTACATGCGGATCGTCATCTCGCCGACCGTGGCGCTGATCAGCGTGCGGGTCTCGAGACGCACCCACTCGTTCGTCGGGACGGTGTTCGCCATGTCCGCGGACGAGAACGTGTTCGACGACATGCGGATGATCCCCGAGGTGAGGATCGAGTAGTCGGCGTGCCGGGAGAGCGTGGTCGCGTCGGCGAGCACGATGTGGCGGAGGCTGTTCGTGACGGGCGCCCCGGTGAAGTACACGTAGTGCCGCGTGTAGATCGGGCTGATCTCGGCGGGGATCGCGGTGCCGCGCCACTGCACGTTCGCGGTGCCGGATCCGTTGACCTGGATGCGGCACGACACGGAGCCGCGGGCCGCGCGGGCGGTGTCGAAGACGACGGTGTTCGCGCCGGCGTTGTTCTCGACGGTGTCGAACGCGGTCCCGGAAGCGCCGCCGCTGTTGCCGGTCGTGATGGTGGTCTCGTCCGAGCCGCCCTCGAACGAGTTCTCGATCAGCATGGGTCTAGACCACGAGCCCCAGTGCCGCGAGGTCGGCGCGCGTCACGAAGTCCTCACCGTCTGGGGAGCGGCCCTCGCGCACCTCGCCGGTCACGCCGTCGTCGAGCGGGAACGTCGCGACCCGGTTCGGCGCCGACCCGGTGATCGTCCAGTCGATCTTCGCGCCGCCCTTCACCGGGGTGTTGTAGAAGAGCAGCTTGTTCGCCCAGTCCCAGCCGCTTCCCGCCTTGAGCGCCCACACGTTGTCGAGCGTGATCGTCGCGGTCTTCTCGTCCTTCAGCCACGCCGCGCCCGTACCCGTGGCACCGGGCCCGTCGTCGCGGAGGTTCACGTTCGTGAGGAAGTACGCCTCGTTCTTCGCGAGGTAGGCGTTCAGCATCAGCCCCTTGCCGGCGTCGGTGCCGGTGGTGGAGCACTGCACGATCGTGCAGTTGCCGAACTGCACCGGAGACCCCGGCCCCTGCATGTGGAACGCGTCGTAGTGCTCCGAGCTCGGCTCGTCGCCGGGCTTCGAGACGACGCCGTCCGGGTCGCGCGACGAGCGGGACTCGATCCGCATCTGCTGGAACGTGAACGGGCCGCCGCGCACGGTCGCGCCGGTCTGCCCGAACGTGAGGCCGTCCGCGAGCGTGGTGCCGGTGATCAGGCAGCCCGTCACCGAGCAGTGTCCTGGCGCGTCGGTCAGGGCGAGCGGCCGGAACCCGAGGCCGCTGCGGTTGTACGGGCCGACGCTCGCCGGCACCGTGACGTCGATGTAGACGTTCTTCACGTGGACGCGTGTCCCGTTCGGCACGCACACCTTCAGCGCACGGTTCCACTTCGCCCACTGCATATCGATCAGGTAGTCCGCGCCGGGGGCGAGGTTGAGGTAGATGTTCGTGCCGCCCAGCCCGCCGAGCGCAGCGAACACGTCGGCCGCGGTCAACGTCCGGTAGCCGGCACGCAGCGACGCCTCGGCGAACGGCAGCCCCGCCGGAGGAGGCGGCGGCGGGGGCGGCGGAGGCTCGACGGGATCCTCGAGCGCTGCGATCCGCTGCTCGAGCTCGTCGATGCGCGCGTCCAACGCGCCGTCGCTGGCGACGAGCTCCTGGCGCAGCGCCGCGACCGCGGCCAGCGCGTCCACGCGAACCGTCGCCGACCCGGCCTCGAGCAGCCCCAGGAGCCGCTTCACCTCGTCGAACGCAGCCGCGATGTTCGGGCTGCCCTTCCGGAACTTCGAGATCAGAGTGTCGAGCGCCGAGAAGTCCATCTAGCCCTCCTCCCACCACATGAAGCCGCGGCAGTTGACCGCGTTCGGCGCGGTCGCGCGCACCACGATCGCGTCCGCGGTCGTGACCTGCTGCAGCTCACGTCCGAGCGGGAACGTGTACGTAACGCCGGTCTGCGGGTGGACGATCCACACCGCGACGACCGTGATCGTCGTCGGCTCTGCCGTATACGAATGCTTGAAGTCCGACTGGGCGGTGCGTGTCGGCCCGTAGATCTGGACGGGCGTGCCGTCCGTGTTCGTGCCCGCGCCCGTGAGGTCGCAGAGGCCGAGCTCGATCACGACGCCTTCGTTCCCCGCGGTCGTGCCGTCGAACGACAGCCCGACGAGGGTGAGAGTCGAGACCCCACCGGACGCGTTGACGACCGCCATCACGGTCTTCGCTGTCGCGGCGGAGAGCGCGACGTCCGCGGTGTGCGCGCCCGCGTATCCGGCAGGCATCTACGCCACCGTCCGATCGATGTCGAGATCCATGTGAGGTGTGCCTTTCGCTTCCGGGGGGAGGGCCACGCGAACGCTGCGCGTGGCCCTCCCCAGGGTCGACTCACGTCGTGTCGAGGTACAGCAGCCCGGCGGGGTCGATCACCAGCGTGTAGGCGGTCGACACCGTCTGCGACGTGTCCCACGTCAGCAGAGCGATCACCGGGTCAGTCGACGAGGCACCGGCGGTGTCGATGTAGACGACACCGTAGAGCCACGTCTTGCCGGCCGTGAACGTCCACGACACGTCGTCGAAGTCCAGGCGCACCTGGTCCGACGCCGAGTCGTACGACCACAGCACCGTCGTCAGCGTGACGCCGCCGGTGGCGTAGCCGTTGCCGTTCGCGACCTCGTTCGCGGAGACGTCGTCCCAGAAGTCGTGCGTGTCACGGTTCGGCGTGTACGCCGACGTGACGAGCGCGATCTTCGCGGTCACGGTCTCCATGTCGGACGGGTTGTCGAGCAGGTACTGCAGCCCGAGCCCGTACCAGGTGACGGTGATGCTCACGCGTCACCCCCTTCCTTCGTCACGGCCCGTGGGGGCCGCTCCGAGTCGCCGAAGTAGACGAGCTCGTACGGGGCCGCCTGGTGGTGCAGGACGAGCTTCTGGCGGACGTCCGGGTGTGCGAGCTTGCCTTCCTTCGCGGCGTCGGCGGCCTGCTTCTCGCAGTCCGCGAGCTCCTCGGTGTCGAGCCGGAACGCCGCGAAGCCCTGCTCGCGCCGCTCCAGGGCGGCGCGAGCTTCGGACTCCGAGGGTGCGGTGATCGACACGAACCGGAACTCGCCGGAGCCGTCCGGCGCCTCGAGTCGTGCGTAGAAGCGAGGCATGGTGCGTCAGCCCTCGCCTTACGACGCGGTCGTGATCATCGCGAACGCACCGTCGTCGACGACGACGGCCTCGAACGCCCCGATGAGGCCGACCTCGACGCCACCGATGGCGGGCTCCACGACGCGGAGCTCGACGGGGGCGCCGGCGGTCTCGGCGACCAGCAGGCCGCTGGAGTCACCGACGACGATCACGCCGCTGTCCATGCCGCGCGACATGACGACGTTGAGGCCGCCGATGGTGCCGCCGCCCGAGCCGAGCGAGAGCTGGCCGGCCGACAGGAACGACGCGTCGGACGCGGACGCGAGCCCGGCGATGTAGAAGAACCGGTCCGGGGCGACGTACAGCGTGTCGGCGATGCGGCCCGAGTTCGCGTACACGTCCCCCGCGCCGGCCGTGACGGCCGTCAGGAAGTCCGTGAACGACGGGGTGGCGCCGATCGTCGAGCTGATGTTGTACGTGAAGCCGGAGTGCTGCAGGGCCTGCGCGGCGTCCTGCTCGGTCTTCAGCGCGTAGTCGGCCGCGGCGAGCCGGAACCAGAGGTCCAGCGCGTCCGGGGTCGACCAGTTGATCGCCTGCCAGGAGAGGTTGCCGCCACCGAGGTACGTGCTGGCGGTCGCCGTCTCCATCGCGACGTCGAGGCCCGTGTTCCCGGCCTCGGTGAGCTGCGTGCCCTGCACGGCCACGACCGGCCGGCTGGTGACCTTCGGGTAGGTGAGCGTGCCGCGCTCGAGCGACGACCGCAGCGCGGACGCGACGAGGGGGCGGGACGAGTCGATCACCTGGAAGATCTGGGCGATGTGCTGGTCGGGCTGCAGGCCCGGGACGTCGCTCGAGAGCGTCGTCGCCGGCGTCCGCTTGAGCAGCTGGAGCCGCTCGCGGGCCGCGACCACCTGGTCGCCGCCGACCTGGGCCGCGATCTTCGAGCACTCCGTCGACTCGCGCGTGATGATCACGTCGCGGGCGAACGTCGCGAAGTCGCGGTAGACGATGCCGTCACCGTCGACCTCGACGCCGTCGACGCTGCCGGCGAGGGCCCGGCGGATCGCCTTCGCCGACTCGGTCGCGCGGCGGTTCCGCTCGACGTGCTCGGCGAGCTGCTCGATCTCCTCGTCGAGGGCGAGCTCCTTCTCGCGGTACATCTTGATCTGCTCGGCCTGGGAGTCCGTCGGCATCTTGTGCTCGGACGCCTCGACCGCGGCGATCACGGTCTCGTGGAGCTTCTGCGTGGTGTCCCGCTCGTCGAGCAGGGACTGCAGCCGAAGCTCGGACTGGGTGGTGCTCATGATGTGTGTGTTCCTCCGAAGACGAGGGTGTTGACGGGGTCTTCGGGCGGGTGCCGTTGCGCGGGGGTGCCGGTCGTGCCGGGGTGCCCGTCTACTCGGGGTGCGCCTCGGTGTAGCGCTGCGGGAGCTTGAGGCCGAGCCGTCGGCAGCGCTCGATCAGCTCGGGGTCGGTGTCGACGGGGAGCAGCTCCTCGTCGAAGATGGTCTCGGGCTCCTCGCGCAGCGCGAGGACCTCGGCGCCGGCGTAGGCGGGGCGCCGGCAGAGAGCGACCTTGTCGAGGTGCGCCTTCACGCGGCGGACGAGCCCTTCCGCGGTGCGCACCGACTTCTTCGGGTACGCCTCCAGCGACACGCCGGACAGCACGCCCTCACGGACGAGCTCGAGCACCTTGTCGCCGTCCTGGGTCTCGAAGATCCGGAACGAGCCGTGCAGCCCGTCGCGCGGCACTGACCGCAGCGCGACGCCGCGGCCGACGAGACCGGAGATCCCTGCCTGGTGCTCGAAGTTCAGGAGCACGTCGACGCGGTTCGCGGCGCGCAGCTGGTCGTCGAAGCAGCCCTCGACGAACTCCTCGCGGTAGACCGGGCCGCCGTCCGACACGGTCGCGGGCTGCCCGTACGGCACGACCCGCACGTCGACGGTGCGGCCGTCCCCCGGGGTCAGCGTCGCCTCGAACGCCCGAACGAGAAACGGCCTCTCGGCCGCCTTCGGATCCTGCTGCTCGTGCTCGATGGTGCTCATCCTGTTCCTCCGATCGCGGTCAGCCGCCCGGGCTGCTGCGCCGGGGACGCCTTCGCCGTCTGTGAGAGCTGCGGGTCGTCGTCGTCCGAGAGGTCGGTGAGCTCGGCGAACGTGTCGGCCGCGTCGAACGTGACCCACTGTCCGCGCGGCAGCATCTGGGCGCTCAGCGCGTTCGCGACCCTGGTCGCGGTGGGACGCAGCTCGAACCGCCACCACATCTCGCCGAGCGCGGCCGGGTTCTGGTAGGTCAGGCCGCCCTGCAGCGCCATGTTCAGCAGCACCGACGGCACGCCGTACGCGGTCGCGATCGTGCGGGCCGTCCACTCCTGCGTCTCGAGCAGCGCCAGGTCGGACGGGTTGATCGACAGCTCCTTCGGCTCGATCTCCGGCGGCACGATCGGCGGCGCCCCGTTCCGCCTGGACGTCGCCTCGGCCCACTGCGTCTGCAGCAGCTCTGCCTGTTCCTTCGTCAGCTTCCGCTGCGATGCGAGGTAGAAGAGCGGCACGCCGCCCTGCGTCACGGTCAGCGACTGGTTGCCGGCCGCGAGCAGCCCCCACGCCGCCTGAGCGTAGGCGCGCAGCGCAGACGTGCCGTGCAGCCCGACGCCGGGGTTCCGGTCGATCTGCACGATGCGCCGCGGGTCGAGCGTCTCCTCGCCGACCTTGTACGCGCGCGACCCGTCCACGAGCTTGATCGTGACGCGTGACGAGTCGAGCACCGTCCACGACCTCGGGAACCCGTTCGAGTAGCGGTCGGTCGTGTAGAGGCACGCGAACCCGTACCCGTAGAGCTGGTTCACGATCGAGAAGATCGCGTCGGCGATCCCGTTCGGATACCACGACGGGTCGGGGCTCGAGACCCAGGCGGGCTCGTCGGTCCCGTGGAACTCGAGCGGCATCGACGCGATCTGCTGCGAGTTCATCTGCTGGCAGCGGTTCGCGACCCACACCTTCTCCGACAGCGACGG